GGTTAAGGTGTAATAGAAGTCCTTTTCCTCCACCCTTTTTTTTGAAAGAACTGTGAGTCGCTTACCCCGGTAGACTACCTTCCAGAGCGCATCCACCTGTAGGTGAATTGAGCGCAGTTTTATGTAGTACACCTGGCTTACTTTGGTTTGAAAGTTTTCGTACACTCGTCCATCCTGAGCTAAATCCCTTTGCGTGATCTCGGCATAAGCGGTATAGCGTTGAACCAGTGTATCAGCAAGTGAACCCGCTTGGTTTTTACCTTGCGTCCACTTTTCTAAGATGATTGGTTTTCTATCTGCTATGCCAGCCATGCGTTGCGATTGAACTCTGATGTTTGAAATACAAATCCTTTCAATTCCTTGTCCCCCCGGTTCTCATACCAGTACGTCACCATACGCAGGATTTCATCCTTTAACCCTTCGGGTACCTCTTCGTACCCGGCCTCATAGACCAATACCATCTTTTCATAACAAGGGCTTTCCAGCTCGATAAAGTCGTTATACGCCTCTTCTGCTTCCGAATACCCCAAGATGGTATAATCGGTGATCGCAGTGCCGCTTTTGTCTTTTAAAGAGGTAATGCTTATCACAGGGCCTTGCGGTATTTCAATGTCTCCTGCCTGGTTGGTAAGTACGGCACGTAGGTTTTTAGGGACTATAGATATGCCATACATCGTTTCCAGCTTTTTGCGGGCAGACACAATCAGCCGCTCGATCAGTTCATCATCTTCGGTGAAGGCGGTAGCCATACTTTCATCCACATCCTGAAGTCCTTCCAGCCTCATATACGACTTTACTTCCTCCACGGTAATGGGCTCTGTTACGTCTCCCGATTGATCGGTGATGTCCTTGACCGTATGTACTAAATTGTAGTGCTGCATTGTTACTGGAAAATGGGACGGGTTTTCCGGGCTACCCGCCCCTTTTATTTACTAATCCTTTTTTTAGCTTTCGTTACCCAAATCGGCGTAGGTAGCTGATTGCGGCAACATCAGGTTGATGTCTTCGTAGCACTCGATACGGGCCGTGATCTTGTTTTGCTGCACGTTCTTGTAGTCCTGCTCGAAGAATTCCACTACCACGGATTCCACTTCGACTCTTTCCAGGTAATCCCGATCGAAGATCAACACCTTGTCTGAAGCGGCCCAGGAGGCAGGGATGACGGGTACTCCGTTGACCTGCAAAGCGCCGTTGGAAAGACTCAACACGCCGCCAGCACCCTGGTAGTTACCGGTATCGAGCAGCGATTTATTGATCCGGGCTACCGACTCATTATTCATGATGATGTAGGAAGGGGCAAAGTCAGCGTCCGACAAAGCGGCCAGGTAATCCATGATCTGCTTGATGTCGGCGGTTTCGCTCGTTGTGGTGCTACCGGTAGCGGCGGCAACAACGGCGTCCCAGAATACGCTATTTTCTTTTTTGTAGAAGTCCCTGAGTAACAGGCGAGGCAGGGTGGATTGCATCCAGGGCAGGGAGCGGGCCATTTGCTTGGAAAACCGCGTAAAGCCGGCGATGTAATCGTTCACCACTTTCACCTCCGTGAAGTCGTAGTCCCGCTGGTCTTTGTCGGCACCTTCGGTTTGAACGCCGATCGTACCTTCGCCGGCACCCTCACGGTACTGGACATACAATCCGGTATCGGAATGCACCACCGGGATCAGGTCACGGAAATTGATTTTCTGGGAAGGAATGATCGCCTGACGGCCGCTGTAGGTAGCTACGCTGTCGCCGGTTAAATTGCTGCCCAGCGTCATGTCACCCACCGTTTTTACTTCCATGCGGAAGGGTTGGCCTTTTTTTACTTTGGCAATCGAATCAAAGTTCTTTTCCACTTCCGAGGCGAAATTCTCCATAAAGGATTTGCCCTTCTGTGTGTTGTCTTTGATTTGCTTGCTGTCGGCAATCAGCCTGTCCAGGGCCTCCTGGTTGGCTTTGTCGGCTTCGTCTTTTTTTACTTGCCAGGCTTTGATTTCTGTAATGCCTTCTTCTAAATTCTTAGTGGAAGGAATGCTGGCTTTTAAGTCTTCGATTTGCTTTTCAACAGATTTAATCTGTGCCGCTACTTCTGCTTTGGTTTTTTCGGTGGCAGCTCTTTCGAGGTTGGATTTCAGTTCATCCAGCTGCGCTTTCAGTTCTTGCTCGTTCATTTGTCTTGCCTTTAAAATTGTTATTGTATGTTTTTAAAACATCCACAACATTTGTTTCCGGCTCGACTGCTTTAACGGCGGGTTGAGTGGCTTCTATAAATAGTTGTTGAAGCTTGTCTGTGAGTTGAGAGATTTTCATTTCTATCAACTCGTATGATTCATCGGAAAGATGCCCTGCTTTAAACATTTTATGCAGCTTCCCTAATTCATCCATTGTTTTTTGATACTCGCTCAACACTTCTTCTTTGGTGAGCGACTTGCCTACCGATAAGGTAGGCGTGTTCGGGTTGGCGCCCCACAAAACGGCGCTGCCCTCGTAGAGTAAGATTTCTTTGATCAGGCGGTACTCGTTGTTTTTATCAGCGTTGACGGGCTCTGATTTGATGGTGCGAAAGCCAACGGAGTGCTGGTTGATGGTGCCGGTCTTGTAAAATTCCAACACATCATTCCCCCAGGTGGTGTTGGGAATATCGGTCACCCCCACCAGGTAATCGCCTTCCATATAGAGTTCCGAGAACTTGCCCACGGCATTCTTTAAAGAAGCATTGTGGTCGGTCAGATGCCAGATCAAATTCGACCCCTGCGGCCCCCTTTCCCGGATGGTTTTGGTGTAGGCCGATTTGTCGATTACATCATTATCCAGGTCTTTACTGCCTACCTGCGAGATGGCAATCTTGACCCTGCGGCCCTGTGTGTCAACGTCTTTAACGCTGTCACTAATATTTTTTATTTCATAGTTCTTCACGTTCGTTTTGGTTTGGTTGTTTATATAGGGTTAGGCGGAGCCTACGATTAAACTGATATGGGGACTGGCTGCGATCGGGGGCCGTAGAAGTCCTAGGATCGGGGCTACGGCGGCGGGTTGTGGTTTGGGCACTAAATTACCTGCTTCGTCCCTAGCCGCTACGGGGGCTACACTGCACCTGCAGTTCACCGTTGTGGCGGCACTGGCCTCGGGATCACCGGGAAAACGTAAAGTGTCACCACTCCTTGTATCCTGAAACGTCCCTTCAAAGTCCACCACCTGCCCGTTTAGATGCACATGGTCGGCGTGGTCTTTTAGTTTTCTACCCCTGACCCGAAAGTCACTGGCCGAGATCCATTCCTTGTTCATTACCCATTCACTCGTCTCTACTCCTGCCATTGTGCCAACGTTGGCCGCCCGGTTTACTTCTGTTCGGGTGATGCGGGCCGCCTGCACCCGGGTGAACGGTGCGCTTCTTTTCTCTAGGCGGTTAACGATTTCGTCCACGCCTAAACCCTCCGCTATGCCTTCATCCAAGATGTCCAAAAGGAGTTCCCTTGTGGTTTCGTTGACCGAAAAGGTGATCTTTTGGGTTAAAAACTGCTCCAGGTACTGCAGGATAAAGGCGATCCACTGTTCATTGAGCCCAAAGTTGCCGTCCTTGGTTTCTATGGCGGCGGAGTAACACTTACGGGACTTGGACAAGGGACGCTTTTGAGCGTTCCCCATCGCTTTAATATACCGGTGCGTTTTCCGGGCGTGTCTTTGCCCTACTTCCACGTACAGGTTTTTAACGGCCTTGGATAGCTGAGGATTGACTAAATCGGTGCGTAGGGACGCCTGAGCGGCTTCTATTCCTTTTTCCTGTATCTCCCCTATCAAAGAACTTACTTTGGCTTTTAAAGCCTGTAGAACCTTTGGGAAGTGCTTTTGTTCATAGAGCCTATTAAGGCGGATGAACTCACTGCTGTATGTCGCACGTTCCTTTGGGTTCATGTTGTTTCTATCACAAATGGCGGCCTTACGCCTGCTGAAAAATGGGTTGCTACTTCCAGTGCCTTTTTTACTCTATCTTCTGCGTCGGTTTCTTCGCTCATTGCTTTTAAGGCACCCAAAGCGAAACTTTCCCCACACCCACAAGAATCAAAATCATCATAACTTTCGCCTACCTGATAATCACCTTCTATTTTAAAGAGCCTGTTTTTATAGCCTACCAAGAAAACACCGCCTCTTTCTGCCTCACTGTACTTTTCCGCAAATCCACCTCGCTTAAAACAATCTCTAATGCCATCTATAAACTCCGTACACATATAAGCATACAAATCTTTGTCACCGTAATACTTCGGAGGGACGAACGAAAACCTAAGCAGTTGTATCATTCTGAAAGAGCTGGTACATCCTATCACAAAATCGCCTACCTTAAATACTTTTACATCTCTTCTGTGCGTTATGTCCAACCCCGATACGCCTGCACTATCACCGCCTATTACTACTTTATCTTTTTTCTTGTCAATGAACCCGACTATACAAGTCATTTTATTAGTTGGTTTTGATTTACCACGTATCGCCGCCTTTAATATTCACGTTTTTCATTTTGCTGTAGTTCAATTAGCCGCTTTCGATACGCCTCTCGTAATCCCTCCCTATAACACTTTTCCCTTTGACACCCCTGAATCTCTTTTTTACTCAAGGGGTACTTGCGGTACACTTCCTTTTCTATGGGATCTCTATGCCTCATATTCCCGCTTTACCCACGGCTTGACCTGCGTAGCCGTAGATTTTTTATTCTTTCCACTCAGGTAGTTGCACAGGCCTATTCCCGTAAGTAATAGAAAGAAAAACACTCCCAATCCTGTCAGAACTAAAAAGGCTGTCATATACTCGTTTTTGGTTGCGACCTTTTACGCTACGTTTTCATTATCCGGGTTCAACGCCTCGTCTACTGCGCCAATCTGATAATCCTCAAGGGGTTGACGGCCTGCGGTAGTCACCCACAATTGATCCATAAGCGGGTCTGGGTCGGCTTCTAAACCGGCCAGGGTTCTTTGTTCGTTGGGCCGTACCGCTATTAGTTTATTTGTCCAATCCAGTATCTGGTTGACATCCTCCTGCAATTCGGTGTAGACCGACACATCATAATCCACATATACATTCTGCCCGCGAAACCCCCAATCGGTCTGTAGTTTCCTATTATAATTATCCCGGTGCGAGGTAAGCAGTGGCAGGGCGGAGCGGCTGGTCAGGGCCTTTTCTGCCTCTACGACGTTATTATAGGTCTTGCTCACCACCCCAATCAGTTCCGGTGGTACTCCATAGATGGCGCATAGCAGGACAGCGTCCCATTTCTCCGCTTCTATGATCCCGAGTTCCACGGGGCTTAACCCCAGGTTGGCCACCCCCATCTTGTAGGGAGAAACCGCGATCTTGCCCTGGTTTTTGGTGCCGGTGTATTCCGAGATAAGCGCTTGCTTGGTCGCTTTGGCGTGTTGGTGCTTGCCTTGTGCGTCACTGATACCTGGTTCATCTACGTAGATCACCGCTTCCAGCCCGTTATTTTGGAACTTGGAAGAACTGGCGTCCTTGGCTG